ACCTCCGGGGCGGATGCCGGTAAATGGTCGGCAACGATGCGCCTCCTGGGCGTGGCAGGGACGGCGCAGCGGGTGGCGGCAAATCGTGGCTGGGGTGCGACTGGCTTATGCGTTGCTGCTGGGCGTTCCCGAAAACGCGCTGGTTCGTCGGCCGAAACAACATCAAGGACAGCCGCGAATCCGTGCTGGTCACGTTCGGCAAGGTCGCCGATTCCTACGGGTTCACGGACTACCGGATAACAGACGACGGCATCAAGTTTACGAACGGGTCGGAAATCGTACTGCTCGACTTGACATTCTATCCGCAGAAAGACCCGATGTTCGAGCGGTTGGGGTCGAAAGAGTTTACAGGTGGTTGGATAGAGGAGGCCGGAGAGGTTCATTATATGGCCTACGAGGTGCTGAAATCCCGAATCGGGCGGCATCTCAACGAGGAATACGGACTGGAAGCGAAGATGCTCATAACCTGCAATCCGAAAAAGAATTGGCTGTATAAGCATTTCTACAAACCGCATATCGACGGAACGTTACCGAAAGACTGCGCATTCGTTCAGGCGTTGGTCTACGACAACCCGTTTATCACGCCCGATTACATTCGAACGCTCGAATCAATCGGCGTCAAGTCGATTCGGCTACGTCTACTGCTCGGCAAATGGGAATACGAGAGCAACGCAAACCAACTCGCCGACTACGACGCCATCCTCGACTGCTTCACGAACGAGCGGCAGACGGGCGACGGCGTGCGGCGTATCAGCGCCGACCTTGCCATGAAAGGCCGTGACCGCTTTGTCGCGTTCAACTGGACGGGAATGGCCGCTAAACTCGCTATCGACAAACCGTACAGCACGGGCAAGGAGATCGAAACCGACCTGCGCGACGAATCGAGGCGGCACGGCGTCCGGCGCTCCAACATCATCGCCGATTCTGACGGACTGGGGCAGTACCTCGATTCGTATTTGGAGGGCATCAAGACGTTTCACGGAGGAGCGCCCGCGCCGGATAACACGTATTTCAACCTCAAATCGCAATGCGCGTTCAAACTGGCGGAGGTTATCAATGCAGGGCTGCTCTACATCGACTGCCCGGAAGAACTACAATCGACCATTGCCGAAGAGCTGGAAGCCTGCCTTGTCGCCCGCGACGTCGACGCCGATACGAGCAAGAAACGAATCATCGACAAACGAGAGATGAAAGCCGTACTCGGTCGGTCGCCCGACTATTTCGACCCGCTGATGATGCGCATGTACTACGAAATCGTCCCGCAGCCGAAAGGTATGCGCGTCCACGTCGGGCGGCTTTCGTGAAAAGCTGTTTTTAGGCTGTTTCTGCTGGTAAAATTTGAAAGACAAATAAACTACCGCCCCGGCGGCAAAAGTGGATTAAACAGGAAAACTGATGAAAATAACAATCAAGAAACGGACGACCCGGCAGGTGCTCGCTATCGAACGAGTACTGACGCCCGAATCGCGTGCAGCATTGCAAACCCTGCCGAAGCCAGACAAAGTATGCGGCGTGCGCACGCCGCGAAACCTCAACGATCTAACTATCGGCGATCTGTTCAGCTTGCAGGCAGACGGGACGCACGCCCTTATAGAGCGAATCGCGTCCGTCATTCTCAAAGTACATCCCCGGCGCTGCTACAACGAACGGGCAGACAAAATGCTCGGTTTTGTCTTTTGGGTCGGGCGAGAATTGGAGCGCATCGCAGCGTTGTTCGCAAGCACAAGCAACCAGCCGACGCCCGAAGAGATCAAAGCCGGAATAAACGACCTTGATTTCGGGCCGTTCGGCATCATCGACTGGTACGCCCACCGACAGGGCTACCAAGACCAAGACGACGCCGCAAAGGTGGCATGGGTGCGCGTCTGCGAGTGTATGCGAATCGACAACGAGCGGATCGCCTTTGAACGGCGACTGCGCGAAATAATGGCCAACAAAAACAAATAGACCTATGGAAAAACAGACAGTCGAAAACAAAGTCAAGGAGATCGCCGAGGCGATGGGCCTTACCTATCTGTGCGAATCGTGGTTCCGCGCCAATCAAGCGTTCGACCGATTCCGGCGTCAAGGAGAGAGCCGCGAGGTTACGCACCCCGACGGCCTCACGCTGCCCGCCTGCCTCTACGTGCAACCCGTGGCGGGTTTTCTGAATTTCACGTCGCAGGGCTTCGTGCGCGACGCTCCGTCCTGCCTTATCTCCTTTGCCGACGCTATGCCGCTCGACTACAAAGGAGCCGAGGCGCAGGAGATCGCCGAGCGGCTGAAAGGTCTTGCCGTGCGATTCATCGTCGCCGTAAACGAAAGCGGCTTTTTCGTTCCGGTCGCCGGGCAAATCAATTACCGCGTCGCGTTCGACAAGATGGACGCAAACCTATGTATCGTAACGCTGTCGCTGACACTCCAAGAACAGGCGGGCGTCTGCTTCGATTACGGCTTGTAGCTATGGACGTACAAAGAATAGAACTCGAAGCCGACCGAATCGTCGCCGAAGAACTCGACCGGGCACGGCAGAAAATTATCGAGAACCACGTCGCCGCGGGACAACGGACGACGGGCACAACCGCCGACAGCATCACAATAGCCGTAACGACCAATGGCGGCGTAACCACGGGGACGATGGACGCCCGCCCATATTTTGCAGCACTCGAAACCGGCACGCAACCGTGGCAGTCGCAACATTTTCGCCGACGCCGCGACGGGTCGGTCTATCCGTCCGCCCCGAAATGGTTTATCGACATCATCGCGGACTGGGCCGCAACAAAGGGTGTAGATATTTCAGCGTGGGGAGCAGCGACCAAAATAATGACGGAGGGGTCGGCCCTATTCCGTAACGGCGGCCGCGAAGACATCTTCACGCCCGAAATAGCGGCCCTATCCGACCGCATCGCCGATAGGCTGGCGGGGCTTTTCGATGCACAGATCGTCGAATCAATTTTAAGACAATAGACCATGAGCAGAACATTTACACACAGCAGCACGGGAACAGTAGTCGAATATCCCAATGCAACGCATTTCGCATTCGTCCCGGCGATTTTCAAAATCACGAAAATTCCCACAACGTATGACAAATTAGAAATGGTCTTAACCGACCGCCAAGCGCAGCAATCGTACAGCGAAGAGCGCGAGCCGCTCAATGGGGCCGCATATTTCGATGTACGGCGGTATCTGCAACTGTTGTTCAATAACGTTGCGCAGGGAGTGATTGATTACAGCAAGGCGTTCGTCGATTCCCCGCTGAAAAAGAATATCTACGCTACGATATACTGGTATCGCAACGGCAGTCAATTCTATCTCGGCACGTTTGGGATAGACGCTATTTGGGGCACAATATCCGCCCGCGAATCATCCGGCGGCATCATGCGTCGCAAATGGTTCGTCCGCTATCCGTTTACGGTTGATGTCTTCGCCAAGAACGGAACATCGTTCGACGTGCTGATCGACGGTAAACAGTCCGACATCATGTTTTACAACCACAACGAGGACGCGGAAGGTGCGACCCCATACCACCGCTACCTGCTGAATCCGGCAAGAGTGATCGACCCCTCGACCGTCGCCCGTTCGGTGCATATCGCCGTACCGCATAGCCTCGTGCTGAAAAACGACGAGGAGGCTGTCGGCATGGTTGGCTATACACTCGACATAGACCGGAGCGCAAACGGTGTCTATCTGCGCTGGATAGACCAACAGGGGCGCTATTGTTACTACCTGTTCAAGGAGATCGGCAGCGCGTCGACCGTTTCGACATCCTCGACATGGGAGCGTAACGATATGAATGTCCCGACCGCTTACATAGACGGCGTGAATATCGAAACGTCAGTCCGGCAAAGCCTATCCCGGAAAAAGACCCGTTCGCTGGGAGCAAAGTTGGTCGATTCCGAAACGTATGATTTCCTGCTCACACTCGCGCAGTCGGTCGTCGTGGATGTTTTCGACGGATACGACGCCAACGACGCGCCGCTGTGGCACCGCGTCAATATCGTTGCTGGCAGCTACGAGAAGACGACGAAGCATTACCAAGATTTTATTTTCTCAATCGAGGAACCTGCGCAGAGCGCACAAATGCTGTAACCATGACGGAGGGATTATATATCAACGGCGAGGCCGTCGACCTTAAACCGGATGCGGCGACGACCCTCAACTACAAGTCTAACCTGCTCGGCGACATATCGAAAATTACGTCGTCGAATTCGCAGACGATTCAATGCCCGAAGACAACACGCAACCGAAAGATATTCGACAATCCGGGGGCGCCCGCCTATGTGTCCGATAAGCGATACAACCGATATTCGGCCCGCCTTGTTCGGAATGGAATCGAGGTCGTCCGCGTCGGATATGCCGTGCTGCTATCTTCGTCTGAAACCTACGAAATCGCGCTTTATTGGGGCGTGATGGCAAACTTTCAAACGTGGGTCGACAAAGCGGCCAAGTTGAACGAGTTGACCGGAACCGAAGCGCTGACGTGGAATGCAAATACCACAGCGACGACCCTGTCGCAAATGAAATCCACCGGATACGGATTTGCGAAATACGACTGCGGCGTGTCGAATGCCAGTCTTGCCAATTTCCACCCCAGCGCTACCACGTGGTGGATTCTCGACAAGATAACCAAGCAGGCCGGATTCACGTTCGAAATGCCGAGCAAGTACGCCAGCGCATTGCGAGCGATAGCGATTCCATGCTTGAGTCGAAACGCATCAGACGCAAGCAATGAGGCGGAGGCCACGGTATCTATATATCCATTCATAACGTACAGCAACGGCTTTTGGGGATATTCTATCGCGGGCAATAACGGGACAGATAGACACGGTGTTTTCGACCCGGATGATAATACCAAAATCCGCAAGGTCGACAACGCAACAAAGGTGATTATATCCATTGTAAACCGATCGGGGGCACAGTTGGGAATGGTTCTATATTCCAATAGCTCCAACGGATTCCCCAGCCGCGTATATATCCGAGCGACACGATACAGCGACCGCGACGAAACAACGACGCAAATAGCCGTCAGTATCGGGTCATCGTCGGTATCGTCGTCAACAGGAACGTATGCGTATCAAAAAACGTATTATTTCGCCGACATTGAAGAGGAAATCACGTGGGGAGAATATGACTACCTGCGCCTGTTTCCACATAACGGGACATCGGTAATTTCCGGTTCGAGATTGGGAAATACCAAACTTACGATTACGGAAGACTTCGAAAATATCATCTATCCGAGTTTATTTCCGATACCTCAAAACCTGCCCGAAATCTCGCAAATCGACTTCATCAAGGCGATCTGCGGAATGTTCGGCATCTTTGCCGTACCCGACCCCACAAACGTCAATAATCTGAAATTCGTATCGCTCGACACCTTACAGGAGAACAAAGCGCAGGCGTGCGATTGGTCGGATAAATTCGTCCGAAGCAATGACGACGAGCCGAAAACCACGGAATACAAAATCAACGACTACTGCCGCAACAACTATTTCAAGTACAAAGAAGACGATACGGTTTTCACGAATGCCGACGGCAATCTGAAAATCGACAGCGAGATTTTAGACGCCGAAAAGACCGTTATAACATTGCCTTTCGCTCCATCGGACGGCTCGACGATACGGCACTACGAACTGAACGATGACGGAACAGCCGTCGACACCGTACAAGTCAAAGACCGGATTATGCGCCTTATCAGCGACGGTTCCGGGCTGGCTATGCTTGCATTCGACGACCTCGATTTCACGACCTTGCTATCGAAATACTATTCCACCCTATCGCGTCTGCTCAACAGCGCAATAACCATTACGGAGCAGATCATGTTGGACGAATACGATTTGAAATCGCTGGACTATTCAATCCCGTTCTACCTGCGCCAATATGGGAAATTCTACGGCATCGTCAGCATCCAGTCGACAGCGAATAAAGCCTGCGAGGTCAAGGCCGTGCAGTTGCCGGAAACGGTTGTCCAAGAACCGGAACGCCCATCGCAGGCGGTATCTATCGGCTGGCAATGGGAAGACGTCGCTATTTACATAACAGCCAGCGCTGCGCCTGCGTCAGACCTCGATGTCGTGATAACCCCCTACACGTACGACGGTGTTGCCCTCGTACAGCAAACGATCATCTTTCCTGCCGGGCAAATGAAAGTGATCGGCCCGACGATTACGCGAATAGTCGGCGGAATCGAAATAAACTCCATCACCCCGGAATATGACGACACGTATAGCTACATCATCGCAGAACAAACCACGAAAAACGCATAACAAATGGCAGAAAACACAACAACCCGCGTCGTCGAGGTGCAAGTCGACAACGCGGAAGCTATCAAGTTGATAGCCGACTACAACGCCAAGATCGAGGAATCGACGGCAAAGGAAAAGGCCCTGCGCGAGGCGATCAAGAAAAAGGGAGAAGCCACCGCCGCCGACCGCGAGGAACTGGCGAAGCTACGCGCCGAACAGACCGCCTACAAGCGCGAGTTGCGCGAGGTTGAAAAGGAGGTGCAGAACAACATCAAGGCGGCCCGCGAGGAAGAGGGGTCGAACCGAAAACTGCGCGCCGAACTGTCGAACCTCACAAAACAGTACGATTCAATGAGTGCAGCCATGCAGAAAAGCGCAGAGGGCGAGGCACTCAAAAAACAGATCAACGAAATAACCGATGCGCTGCTCGAATCGGAAGAGGGTACGCAAAGGTTTTACCGGAACGTGGGTAACTATCCCGACATCAAGCCGCTCGAAACGCAATTAGGTGCAATTCGTCAGCAACTCGCGCAGATGAAATACGAGGGCAAAGAAACGACGCAAGAGTATCAAGACCTGCTGGGCGTCGCCGCAAATATGAAAGACGCCCTTGCTGACGTCGAGGCTGGCATCAATGCCGGGGCATCCGACACGGCGCAACTCGACGTGCTCATCAAGGGGACGCAAAATCTTTTGCAGCTATGGGCACAATGGTCGATACTTTCAAAGCAGTTAGGGGTCGAAAATAAAGACCTCGACAAAGCTATCGGCATTATAACGCAGACGCTCGGCGCACTCGTGGCCATCCAATCCGTGCAGAACATGTTGCAGAAACAGTCTATCGTCATGCAAAAAGCACAAGCGGTTGCAACATGGGCACAGACGAAAGCGGAAACCGCCCGGACGTCGGCGATGGCCGCCGGGACGGTTGCCACAAACGCCGGAACCGCCGCAGTATGGAAATTCACGGCGGCGCTTTTTGCAAACCCAATCGGGGTTATCGTCGCGGCAATTATCGCGGCAATCGCGGCCGTTTATGCCCTCGTCAAGGCGTTTAGTTGGTTCAATTCGTCGACCGAAAAAGCGAAAGAGAATCTGAAAAAACAAGGCGAAGAACTCGACAAGCTCAATAAGAAATACGACGAGCACATCGAGAAGATGAAAGCCCTCTGTCCCGTCCTGAAAAAGGTTTACAGTGATTGATAATTAAAGATAAACATTTTGGTTCAAAAAATATTGTCCTGATA